GGGATGTAAGGGGCAAGCCCCTCCAGCCTTCTGGCTGGAGGTGATGATTGACGTGTGATGTTTGTGGCTAGTTGCCGTCAACACGCATCGTTGCACGGAAGGTTGCGAGTCCTGCGCTGAATGCGAAGTCATCGGAACGATCCAACTTGATGCCGCCAACTTGACGAACGTAGTACGAAGGCAAGTGGCCAACGATTACGGACTTGGTGCCAGTGGTGGCTTCTGCCATCGATGGGTTCTCGAAGATTGGTTGACCCAACAATGTGTCAGGTGAACCGATGCCGAGTGCTGGTTGGAACACGTAGTTGCCTGCCGTGTCCTTCAACTTGCGAACAAGACCGATTGACTTACCAGTCATCATCCAGCCCACGCCTGGGAGTTGCCTCGCGGCACCATTTAGGCTGTAGTACAAGTCGATCAAATTATCTGCTGTGAAGCCGGTTGCTGTTCCAGAGGTACCGCCAACGCTTGACGCTGCGACGATGCCTGTTGGTTGAGTCGTGCCTGTTCCAACAGTCAATGCTGAACCAACTGCGAATCCAACTGCGTTGCCAACCTGATCAGCCAAGAAGCTGAGCATGTCAACACCAGAGTCTTCAAGAAGTTCCAACGACACTTGTGTCAAGAAACCAAACTTGAACGCACCCAAAGTCACGAAGCTGTTGAACGCTGGGTCACTCTCGCCCATTGTTGCTGCTTCCGAGTTGACAGTTCCAACCGAGTAGGTGGACAGTGATGGAATCTGAAGGTTCTCGCCACCAGCGGTATTGAGGACGGTTGATGTTCCCAGGACTGGGGCAATCAAACGTGCTTGCATGATCACTTGGTCGTAGAACGATGTTGGAACTGGTGAACCAGTTGAGGACTTGAGAACGTCACGACGCTCAAACGAGTGCGAACGAACGTCGCCCTTGATGAGTGCGCGGATCATTGCCACGTCTTCTTGAACTGGAGCTGCCGAAACAGGACGAACCTGGTCTGCAATCTCACGGGTTGCTGCGTCCATGCGGAGTTCGCGTGATTCATCTTCACGGAGTTTGGCAATGGTTGCTGCGCGCTCGTTCAACTCATTGTTCAAACGTGCGTAGGTCTGCTCTTCTTCTGCTGAGAGGTCACGCTTTTCGGCTGTGGCCACGTCGATGATTGCTTTGGCTTGGTGCCAGGCTTGCTGACGAATCTCAACTTGACGGTCTAGATATTCTTTCATGGTTGTTTTCTGCTTTCGATTAGTTGTGGATGGGGATACGCAGGGAGTTACTACTTCTCAACCTGATGCGGCTCCGCATTCAGCAACATCGCAGCGGCTCCGCTGAACAATGCAGTGACCTGATGTTAGGCGATGGTCTTCAACAAATCAAGGTGCTTGGCTAGAACACCTAGACGCGCTGGCGCAGCTTCTTGAATCGGTTCAAGTTTGGCAACAGTTTCACGCAACAACATCGCATGATCTTGCGACAATGTTTGTCCAGATTCAAGGTTGGTGATTGCTGCTGCGAGCTGATCGGCATCAATGCCGGTGCGAACCGACAAGGCATCCAAGGAACGAACAGATGCTGAGGTTGCTGTGTATGCAGGGAACCCCGTGACAACGCTCACTTCAAACAGTTTGATCTGACGCAGTTCACGTGTCATCCCATCATCAGAGAAGTAGTCGCCACCAGTAGGAACAGAGAACCCGAACGACATCGAGTTCACATCTCCACGCTTCATCAACACCGACAGGTCACGACCAACCGAAGTATCTGGCAACGAAGCATCAACGAACAAGCCTTTGGAATCTTCAGACAAACGCAATGTCTTGGCTTTGGTTGTGGCCAACAGCATGCTCGAATCATGGTTCATATACATGCGCACATTGTTTCTTGACTTCAAAGTCTTGGAGAATGCGCCAGGCATAATCCGTTCAATGAACGGCAACGGCTCAGAAGGTGAATTGAATACCGCTGCATAACCTGTGAACGACATGCCATCACCGTTCTGATCTTGTCGCAGTTCAAAGTCATTGGATGTGATGCGTCGAGTTTCAACAAGTTCTTCCATGCCGCCAATACTAACAACATTCCCAGACATGGTTCTAGTGGACTTCGGATGCGACTTCGGAAGAAGGTCGTTGTCACCAATGTATTTTGCGTTCTCAGGTCTGCCGTTGCGCAACAAATACAAGAACGCATTCACCCGTGCATAAGACCATTGATCGCGTGTCACACCTGGACGATGTGAAGTTGAATATGCTCCAGCTCCTCGACGGAACACTGTGCGCAACATACCAACCGTTGCACGTTTGCCAGGGTTGTCACCAACCTCATCGTTGTGTTCTTTGGCTTTGTTTGCCAAACCTGTCTCAATCGCTTCTGACAGTTCAATGGTCTTGCCACTCGCAGGAGCCTTCGCAGACCCAGCAGGATTCGTATCTGATCCCGTGATCTGATCCTTTGGTGGGGCAGGAGCATCAGCCCGTTCATCTTTGATTGCTTCAGCCTTCGACATGAACCAGTTCATCGCAGGTTTCGGATCAAGTGGGTTGATGCCCCACAAATAGAACGCAACCGCACCGGCACCAGGGAACTCTTTGTCATCAGGGTTCGAGTTCTTTGGTGCATCCAAGTCCACAAGATGACGCGCACCCCAAGCGTTCGTGCGAATCACCTTGTCTTCGCTGATGTCACCACGCGCCATATCCCGTGCCTCACGCACAGTCCGATCCACCAAACCATCACCAGCCAAGCCTTGCCCGTAATAATCCAAACCCTTGCGAGCAGCCGAACGAATATACACAGGAACATCCAAAGACACTTGGCGTTCTTCTTGATGGTCTTCAGGTTCCCAAGCGTTGCAGTACCAACCGCCAAGCACATACGCATCCCACTTCATGCAATACGCCTTCAACTCTTTGCCATCTTCTTGAATCATGTCTTCGTTGTAGTAATGGCAGTTCCCACATGCTCGACCTTCAGGAACATCAGGAGACAACGCAGGACGATAGTTGTCCGGCAACGCACGTTCGCCACCAGGTTCCAAACCCTCACCGATAGAGATTGCAACCATGTGATCAATCGCATCCTGCTTCAACTTATGGCAACCAAGAACTTCACCGTCTTCTTTGACGGTTGCCCAACCTGAACAATCAGGTGACTTGTCAGTTATGAAATAAGGCATCAGACCAACAACAATACTTCAGCATCATCATCCAAGATGGAGAACGTCACCGATCCCAACGCACTCACATCAAACCCACCAAGCCTCGACCCAGCCTGAGCCGACACCAACACAGGTCGTCTCGGTTTCGGAATCTCAACAACGATCTGTTCTGGTGGTTCATGTTTCTTGACCGGTGTGGCAGGTTGCTTCCACCAGCGTGACCCTGAAGGGGGGATATACGGTGGTTCAGGAGCTACTGATTGCGCTGTGGCTGAAGCAAACAGCCCATCCAACGGTGCATCAAATACAGGGAAGATGACCGCTGACGCTGAAGCGGTTGCATCCAGCCCACCCAAAGACGCAGACAACACAGGGAAGATCGTTGATTGCGCTGAAGCAGACGCATTCAGCCCACCAAGCGATGAAGACAGAACAGGGAAGATCGTTGCTCGCGCAGTCGCAGACGCAGCCAACCCACCCAACGACGAAGACAAAACAGGGAAGATCGTTGCTTGCGCAGATGCCGATGCACTAAGCCCACCCAAAGACGATGAGCCTGTGGCAACAGTTAGGAACTGACCGCCATCAAGAACAGCTGCGCTATCAAGCGTTGAAGTATCAAGAATAAATGCCGCACCACCAGCAAGACCGAAACCTGCGTTGTCGAGTGTGGTTGAGTCGAGGACGAACCGTTGAACGGCCATCACTAACCTACGATGCGAGCGTCAATGAGACGGTGAGATTGCCTGCACTAATTGTGTAGGTGTCGCCTGCTGTGTAGGCACCAGCGACGATTGATCCTGAGAACAAGAAGTTGCCTGCACTGATGTTGTCCCAACAGGTGAAGTGCGTTGCATCTTGGTTGCCTGTGATATTCGTCCAACTAATATCTGCATCAGATGTCAATGCACCAGCAGAAGCAGCACTAAACGACACAGCCTTGCGAGTTGTCTCGGTTGCAGGGAATGCTGTACCGGCAGTACCAGGGTCTTGCGTATGTAACTTCACATACGGTGTCGCCACCGAGAATGCTGTTGCATTACCCAACGCATCCATCCAAGCGTTGCCCAAGTATGCGCTGATTCCGTGTGCCATTAGTCTTCAACCCTTTCAGTGATCGTCAAGATACGTCCATCAGCGTCACGCTCAACGGTGCGGATCGTTGGCTTTGACTGTGGCATGTTGACACGAACCACAGTCTCAGGAACATTGATGATTGGTGCAGGAACATTCACAGCTGGAGGCGTGTAGTTCAAGACCACTTCAGGCATATTGATATTCATATCTTGCGACTTCACTTCGTACACCGAAGCAGGATCAGCAGGATTGATTGTTGACAACGCCTG